TGGATAAGATTGCTCATTCTCGCCGGATCATCGCCATCTCTTTCGATTTCTTGCATCTCAATCACTTCCCCGTATGGCGACAACGCGACAAATCCTGTCCGTAAAGATGGATCAATACCTACAAATCTCTCGAATTTCATCAATATCCCATCTCCTGGCGCTGGTGATTGACGGCGTTTTTACGAAGGTACGCTTCTTCGATTTGTTTCCATGTGAAGCCGAGCATTTCGCCAAGTGTTAAAAAGAGCGATAAGACAATTTGATAGTTACCTTTTGTTCTATAAGCGAAAAAATCACCAACTTTATCGAAAAGCACATTAAATTGCATCACTATATCTTGTTCATCAGCATAGAGGGCTTGAAACTCAACTTCTTTATATTTTCCCGTCTCTAGCCCAATCGATAAGATGAAATGCAAGCAGTCCACGTATTCTTCAAGTAGTGTGTTTGGTAATTCTCCCATACCTTCGCAACGAGGACATATATCTTGTTCTACGACTCCATGCCCCATATAAACATCGATATATCCATCATCACAACTACATTCGCCACCAGTTCTCGGCTCTTGGTCGTTAGACCAATACTTGAATCCTCTATGTTCATTTGCAAGTTCGCCAAGTTCAACGAAAAGAGCAAGAATTTTCTTCGCCAGCCGATCTTCGCCCTCTTGTCGCGGATGCTCTTTTTCGATGTGTTCGTCAAGCTGGCGTTGCAGTTCGAACAGTTTAGCTAAATTCATGAATTTTCACCTCTTATTCGTAAATGAATCGAATGTACTTTCCCTTCCGATTTCGCAACGCAATGTGATGTACATCCGTTCCAGTTCCGCAAGTGGCAACTCATACAACTGCCGGCCATCTGGCGCTTCGTACACGCCATGATCTATCAGAAAATCGATGATGTATTGTTTTCGTTTCTCAACGGCTTCTTTTAAGACTGCCATCAACAACACACCTCCATTTCCAATCGTTCTTTTGCTTCACGCAGCCGGCGCCGAAAATCGGCCATTTCCCGCCCGAATGCTGCCTTTTGCTCCGGCGTCAATGTTTCTAGTTTTTCAAGTTCATTTCTCATTCTCAAATCGTTCAATTCGATAAAGTTCTCCATGATTTCTTCGACAGTATATTCTCTTTTCAACCATTTCAATGCTTGTTCTTGTCGAGTTGATAATCTTATTTTCTCCATTCTCCCGCCTCCTTTTCTTGTCCATTTCGCATCGCTGTCAGCTGCTCAAACCATTCTTGATCGCCTGTGTCCAATGCGATGTTCACCATGTCGTCGATATTCTCCCTCGTCAGTTCCCATTGATCCACAAGCGCCAATTGTCGAAGCAACATTTGTTTTCTTTTCCGAACAGGCTTTTCATCGTGGTTAAGAGTGAACTGAACCATTCCTACGGGCGGTCTAACCCACTCGACGTAACCTAACCATCCACAATACGCGCTATTTACGCTGACGCAATACACCCAATCTCCTGGCTCTATTGACGTTTCGCCATCGAACCATTTTCTATCCGTTCCCTTCACCCTCTACCATCCCTTTCGTCAAAACGGCAAATCGTCATCGTTTATTTCGATCGGCTCCCCGTTATCAGCAAAAGGATCATCAAACCATCTCTGCTCTTCTGACGGCTTCATAAACGCTTCTCTCGCTTTCCTAGAGGCGTTTTTCTCTTGTTCGAATGTGTCCCTATCCCCTCTCTGTTTCCTGCCCGAATTCGAAGCGTTGCGCGGCTCCAGAAATGTTGCCGTATCCACCACGACCTGCGTATAATACGTCCTCCGTCCGTTCCGTTCATAGCTGCCCGTTTCCAATCGCCCGTCGATCCCGACCATGCTTCCTTTCTTCAAGTAGTTTGCGATGTTCTCCGCCTGTTTTCGCCATGCGACGCAACGAATAAAATCAGCTTCCCGCACCCCGTTTTGATTCGCAAACGGACGGGTAACGGCCAGTGTGAATGTGACAACAGCCACTCCGCTTGGCGTATACCGAAACTGCGGATCGTCCGTCAGCCGTCCTGTCAAAATGACGCGGTTAATCATGACAATCCCTCGCTTTCTATTTCTCGGCAAACACAACATACGCAAATTTTTTTGGTCGGCTCTCTATGGTTTTGATCTCTATCAAACACTCACCATCCACCGATTTCTTTTCCTGTACAATGACGTACCACTTCTTCATTTTCCTCTCTCCTCATAAAGTCTTCGAAGTTCTCCTTTAGCGGTTCTTTGATTAGCCCGTTTTCATACAAGTCGTATTCGTCCGCCCAGTACCATTTCCCAAACATGTCTTCCCTCATCGCCATCAGCCTTTCCGCCAACGCCCGATTCTGGTGAACAGCTTGATGACAGCAGTGGCATAAGGGAGCAAGGTTTCTCCACTTCCCCCTCCCGCCTTGAGAACGGAAACGGACATGGTGCGCCTCAATTCGCGGATCACCGCACATCATGCAACGACAGCCAAACACTTCGATCATGCGATTGTACTCGGTTTTGCTAATGCTTCCTCTCGTTTTTGACGAAGGTGCTTTCCGTTTTCTCCGCTTCTCCGGCACTTTCTTGGGAACGGCTCGACATTCCTTGAAACTCACTCCCTCACCTCCTTTTGATAAAATCCTGCCAGTGACGGAAACGAATTCTTCGCTCTTGCCATCTCTCGAAAAGTTGTGAAGCGATTGCCAATCGAAACAGGAAAATCTATCGGATATTGAAAACAGTTTTTCGGTTCTATGCCGTATTTGTGCCGAACAAACGATTTTGCTTCTTCTTCGTTTGCGGCAAACACAAAGGCAAATCGCCCCTGCCCGATTTTCAATGAAAAGACGCGAATTTCGTACACCTTCAAAGGGTTTTCTTCAATAAGACGCGCGATGGTGCGTGTATCTTCTTCAGCCACGCTTTCCATAGCCGCTTCGAGTTCATCCATCGTGCTGTCACGCCGTATCCGTCCTGCGGACAAAAAATAGTGAAGCGTATAGATAAGAGAAGCGGCTTCGTCACGAATGGCTTCTTTCATCAGTTCATGAACGGTATAAATCTTGAATCACCCCCGTGTTTCGATTGTATGAAACCCGAACCGTCCCGACCGCTCCATTGCGGCTCTTAGCCACAATGACTTCCGCAACGCGGGGATCAGCTTCGGCGTTGTAATAGCTGTCGCGGTATAGAAAGATCACCACGTCCGCGTCTTGCTCAATGCTTCCCGACTCTCTGATGTCCGACATAAGCGGTCTCTTGTCGCTTCGTTTCTCTACATCCCGCGACAATTGCGCCAGTGTGATGATTGGACAACTGAATTCTTTTGCCGTCTCCTTGATCGCTCTGGAAATCTCGGTGACTTGCAAATGCATGTTTCCGCCGTAATATCGTTCCGGCCGTATCAATGTGAGATAATCAATGAACACGACAGGCTTTCTGTCTGGAAATCGATTGATGGACTTTCTGATTTTCGAACGAATATCCGCAATGCTCTGTCCGGCGCCGTCAAAGATTTGCATGTGTGTTTCGGATGCCTTCCCAATGACTTCGATCCACATGCGCTTCTGTTCTTCTGACAAATCGTGATACGGATTTCGCAACTTCATCCGATTGAATCCGCCAATCGAACCGATGAGTCGGTCGCGTATTTTATCGGCCGCCATTTCAAGCGAAAACACGATAGGCAAGTACCCATGCCATCCGACGCTCTTCGCAAAATGGATCATGAAGTCGGTCTTCCCCATCGACGGGCGCGCTGCCAAAATGATCGAATCGCCATCATTGAAACCATTCAGCATTTTGTCAAGCTCGCTAATGCCCGACGGCGCACCCCTTTTCCGCTCGGTCGGCACCCACGGCGCTTCGGCTACCTCTTGTAGCAAATCATTGATGTCATGATGGTCGGTGATGCGCCCCTCGTTTAAACGGGTCAGCGCGGTTGTGATCTTGTCAATATCCCAATTTTCCTGCGCCGCCACAACAAGAATCCGCCGCTTCTCTCGCTCTTTCCATTCGTCGAGAACCAGCACTTCGTATTGATCGAATTTCGTTTCGTTTGCAAATGCGGATACCTCGTTGAGATAGGAGAGGCCGCCAAAGTCAGCCACATCTTCTGTCGTGGAAAGCGTCACAATA